CCATGGATAGCGAAACAAATGGTCCCAAAATTCAGTGGTGTTTTCAGCGTAAAAGCTGGAAAAGCCCTGGTAAATCATTCTAATCGAATGCTTTACTTACTTAGAGGAGGTTTAACTATTGGTTATATTAAAGTTTTTGTAGTGTACGCGAGATTCTTATCCCACCTTTACCGAACCACAAATATGAAATATGTGGTTAAATATTTGAAAACTGCTCAAATCTGCTTAATGCAGTCGGTTGCTAAGCAACCGACCAAAAATCCTTCACAGGTTTTTGGTGCAGCAATTTCTTGTACTGGTACAGGCCTACCGCGAGTAATACCAAAAGCACATAGAGCTCATATACGGAATGGTTCTTTGATCCATATACGGCTGTGGATGACTTTATTTGGTTTATACCGAGTATTGGAATATACAGGCTATCCTACTATTAAAACAATAGTAAGTCCGGGAGTTGACATCACTAACTCTCTCTTCGGTGAGATGCTGGTAGCAATACCAGAATTCATTACACATCATCGATTGGTTTTTAAACCGAGTGTGTTCAAAGCTTGGAGTATATTAAGTGTCTCCCCAACATCACCTCATGTGATTAATGGCGGAAAGAAAGAGGGTAAATATCCCTCTGGACACCTCTACACTGTACTCAACACCTTAGTAGCGTTTAGATTCGCTACTCCAGGTTGGTTACACGCATGGGATTTGTTACCGAAACATGGTGCTATCTTAGCAAATATGGTGCAGGCACCGGGGATGGCTAGATTATTGTCATCACTGGGTTCGCTTACAGACCTCTTGGATAGATTTTCTATAAGAATTTTATCCGTAAGTGGTAATTATTCATTACCAGGTAAACTTGCGTTCAAACAAGAGCCAGCAGGTAAACTGCGGGTATTTGCGATGTTAGATCCTATTAGTCAATGGATATTACGTCCAATTCACAATGGGATTTTCGGTATGTTGTCACAAATTGTATTTGATGCAACATTTGATCAGAGAGGTGCGGTTAAAAGATTTAATGAAACTTTACAATATCTTCATATTGATAATGTATATTCATTTGATCTTACTGCGGCCACTGACCGATTACCAATCAGTATACAAACCCTACTTATCTCGTATTTTATCGGAGACAAGGAAGCAATTGCGTGGAATAGTTTCTTAACTGAAAGATGGTTTACTTTACCCATCAAATTCGGTGATGAAAGACTTACGTCATGTAAGACGCTGGGAGTGTCTACTCCAAACCCATACCTACGGAGTACTTTGACTAAACAAAGTTACCGAAATGTATTTGAAGATCCTAGTAAAATACAAAGTAGTTTCGAATGCGTTTCCGCCGTTCGTTACGCTGTAGGACAACCTATGGGTGCCTATTCTTCCTTTGCTTTACTTGCACTAATACACCATTTAATAGTGTATATGGCGTGGCGTAGATCGGGTTATAGTGGGAAACTACTATACCTTGTACTCGGGGATGACATAGTTATTGCCAATCCTTCGATAGCAGAACACTATCTGATTATTCTTGATCAGCTTGGTGCACCTGTGAATCTAACGAAGTCCATTGTAAGTACAAACGGTAGTTTTGAATTTGCAAAACGGTTCATCGTCGCCGGTTCGGACGTATCTCCCATTTCATGGGCAGAGATGTTCGTAGCTAGATGGGACATTAATGCTTTGATGTCTCTCGCAGAAGAAAATTCTGTGAAACTATCTAATATACTCTCTTATCTTGATCATGGCTATAAAACTATTTCTCGATTAACAGCTCCTTTATCGGAGATGTCTAGATCGATGGCACTAACCCTATTATGGTTTAGTAGACCAGGTACCTATCTATCTAAGATGGATAGTACTGCGAAATGGCTACATGCAACGTCTTTTAACGTGTATCACGAACCTGACTTAGATGCGAAAGCACTAGTTAAGTGGTCACAACAATTGGCGATGAGTATGTTGAGGGCTCTTAAGTCCCCTAGTCATCCTTTAGATCCTTATGGATTGAAGGCCTGGATTACGAAATTCGTAAATGAGGAATGTGATGGAATCTACAACCCAATTAATAAGTTGGAATCCTCACAGATCAATGTGTTAACCACGATGCTCTGGACGAGTATCTACTCCTTTTATAGGGAGGCAATGGTGTATGACTATTATGCAGCGCGGGGTGCAATTCAGAGATCAATTATGGAGATGAAACAAGCTCTTAAAAGCCCTTATAAGGCGATTGATGCTCTTGACAGAGTACTTCAGACTGTTTATGAGTCCGAAAAAGAAGCTTCTTCCTTCGACCAAACTAATTTATCTGAATGGGTAAATATAGAACAAGTGACGACATTGAATCGTTGCAAGGAGTTGAAGTGGGCACTATATCTTAGAAAATTTCATTCTAACTTAAATATTGTTAAACCCCAGAAGGCCCTTAAGAAAGGCTTTACTGGTATAATCTAACTCTAAGTTGATGAATTAAACAATGATATAATTGGAAGGATTCTGACTGGTAATTCGGTTGGAAGAAAGTCTTCGAAGGTCATCATTGACATCCAAATACCTCTTCACAGGAAGGTGACCAGATAAGGTTTCTCAGAAATGGGAAATTTTATTTATGAATCATCTCTTACAAGATAATGTCGGCGTGTGAAGTGATTGGAAAAGGAACAATCTCCTATATGAAAAGTATAAAAGATTATTAACCTCTAGCCAGGGTTAATTAGAAAGCTATATATAAGTTTCTAAACTTATCGCTCATCATAAATATTAATTGAATTATGATCAAGTGATCAATAATTAATTATACCAGGTTGACTGGTGTACGAAGGTGGAACCTTCCTCTATAATTAGGTATTGAAATACCATGTGAGAAAGATATTAATATGGACCCCTACAGGGGGCTGGAGCTATTATGGGATCTTTCGACCCGTAAGAAGCATCTTATGATATAGAAATTAACAACTAAT